AAGTGGTGCTGATTGTTCAGCTGCTAATGCTGCTGGAAAATTGATTCTTGCGATCACAGCATCAGATACTCAAGGTGTTGCTGGTAGTTCTGGTGGTTCTGGTAAAGTAGCACTTACTGCGGATGTAGCCGGTGCAGCTGGCAATCTAATCACAGTGGCAGACACTCTTCCTAATGGATCATTTGGTGCTGGAACTTTAATCTCTGGCGTTAATGGAACTGTTGGCGTTATATCGCAGACTATGATTGATTCTTCTTATGTTTATTTTTGTGTTGCAGAGAATACTATTTCAGGAAAGAATTGGCGTCGATTAAGTCTTGGTTCTGCATATTAGAATTATTACTAATCTAACGAAAGGAGGAGCGAAAATGTATGCCAGATAGTCTTGGTAAAAGATTAAAACACGCATGGAGCGCTTTTCGAAGTCAAGAAGTAATTAACGCATATCAACAAAATTTAGGGACATCATATAGTATTCGTCCAGATCGTTTACGATTGACTGTTGGAAATGAACGTTCTATAGTGTCGTCTATTTATAATAAAATTTCTATTGATGTCTCTTCGAATCTTTTGAATCATGTTCGATTAGATCAAAATGGAAGATTTTCAGAAGTAATATTATCAGGATTAAATTCTTGCATATCATTAGAAGCGAATGTAGATCAAACAGGTCGTGCATTTATTCAAGATGTTGTTTTGTCTATGTTTGATGAGGGATGTGTTGGTATTGTTCCGGTGGATACTACTTTAGATCCATCACTTTCTGGCGCATTTGATATCCAAACGCTTAGAACTGGAAAAATATTGGAATGGTATCCAAAGCATATTCGTCTCAATGTCTATAATGAGAATACAGGAAGAAAAGAAGAAATCATTCTTCCAAAGAAAAGTGTAGCGATTATTGAAAATCCTCTTTATTCAGTGATGAATGAACCTAATTCGACATTGAAGAGACTTATTAATAAACTTAATCTTCTTGACGCTATCGATACACAAAGTGGTTCTGGTAAAATGGACTTAATTGTTCAGTTACCATACATTATAAAAACCGAAGCTCGCAGATTAGAAGCGGAAAAAAGGCGTCAAAGTATTGAGGATCAATTAACAGGTTCTAAATATGGTATCGCATATACTGATGGAACAGAACGAATTACGCAATTAAATAGACCAGTAGAGAACAATCTTATGGCTCAAATTACTTATCTAACGAGTATGCTTTATAGCCAGTTAGGTTTGACTGAAGCCATTTTTGATGGTACTGCTGATGACAAAGCTATGCTTAACTATTTTAATCGCACAATCGAACCAATTCTCTCAGCTATTGTTTCTGAAATGAGTAGAAAATTCATTACAAAAACAGCAAGAACTCAGGGTCAGACAATACGATATTTAAGAGATCCATTTAAATTTGTTCCTGTTAGTGAATTAGCTAAAATAGCTGATAGTTTTACTCGCAACGAAGTGCTTTCTTCTAATGAGGTTCGTGGAATTATTGGATTCAAGCCAAGTGATGAAGAAAATGCTGATTCGTTAAGAAATAAGAATTTAAATCCAAATGAAAATATGAAGGAAGGAGATACAATAAATGCCGAAGAAACAAGTAATGAGTAATCCAGATTTTAGCGGCTATGCTACTAGAAATGATGTTAAATGTACTGATGGTCGTGTAATTCGTAAAGATGCATTTAAAGAATGCGATGGCATGACTGTGCCTTTAGTTTGGCAGCATTTTCATGATGTTCCGGCAAATGTTCTTGGACATGGTATTCTTGAAAATCGAGAGGATGGCGTATATGTTCGTTGTAAATTTAATGATACTGCCGCCGCCAAAGATGCAAAAACTTTGGTACAGCATGGAGATATTACTTCTCTGTCAATTTATGCCAATCAACTGAAAGAGCAAGCTAAAAACGTTATTCATGGTGTAATTAGGGAAGTAAGTTTGGTAATGGCAGGTGCAAATCCTGGAGCAGTAATTGATAATTTAAGTATTGCTCACGCAGATGGTTCTTCAGATCTTAGTGAAGACGAAGCGGTTATTTATACTGATTCAGAATTGGCATTAACGCATGAAGATAGCAAAGAATCAGAAAAAGAACCGGAGAAAAAATCTGAAGAAGCTGGCGAAACTGTTCAAGATGTATTTAATACACTTAGTGAGAAGCAGAAAACAGTAGTATATGCTCTCATTGGTGAGATTGTTGGCGATAAAGATCTTGAACAATCCGATGACGAAAATAATTCTATTAAACATAATACCGAAGGAGGACAAGGAATGAAAAGAAACGTATTTGATAAAGGTGATAAGGAAGTTGAAGAAATGAAAAGTTTGACGCATGATCAATTTAAATCCATTGTGTCTGATGCACAAGCATGCGGATCGTTCAAAGAAGCATTCTTAGCACATGCTGTTGAATATGGTATCGAAAATATCGATTATCTGTTCCCAGATGCTAAAACGATCGCAAACTCACCTGCTATGATGCAGCGAAAAATGGAGTGGGTTAGTATTGTTATGAATGGGACCCATCATACTCCATTTTCTCGAATTAAGACTCTTTATGCCGATATCACAGCTGATGAAGCTCGTGCTAAAGGCTATGTAAAAGCTTCTTTGAAGACGGAAGAGGTTGTAAAACTTTTTAAACGGGTTACAAATCCGACTACCATCTACAAGAAACAGAAACTTGATCGTGATGATATTGTTGATATTACTGATCTTGATGTCGTTGCTTGGCTAAAAGCTGAGATGCGTGTTATGCTTGATGAGGAACTTGCGAGAGCAGTTCTTACTGGTGACGGACGTGATCCTGCTGATCCTGATAAAATTAGCGAAGATAATATTCGCCCAATTTATAAAGATAACGACACTTATGCTTTTCGTGTCCAGGCTGAAGAAGATGATGATGCCGAAGATATTATTGAAGCGATCATTCGTGCTCGTAAGAATTATAAGGGTTCTGGTAATCCAACCCTATTCACAACCAGTGATTTTCTTACCGACATGCTTCTTCTCAAAGATTCTCTTGGACATCGTCTATTCTCAACCAAGGCCGAATTGGCGTCCACTCTTCGTGTAGCTGATATTGTAGATGTTGAAGCTATGGATGGTTTGACTTATGAAGATGATGAAGAAGCAACCTTCAATCTGTTAGGTATCATGGTTAATCTTAAAGATTATACTATTGGTGCCGATAAGGGTGGCGGAATTAGCATGTTTGACGATTTCGATATTGATTACAATCAGTATAAATATCTGTTGGAAACTCGCTGCTCTGGTGCTTTGACTCTCCCGAAATCCGCAATGATCATCGAACAGGCTGCAGCTGGTGGATAATTTGACTGGGGGTTAATATGGCAAAATTTTACGGCATAATCGGTTTTAGTATTCTTGAAGAGCGTCCTTCAGGCGAGGAAGGTGTTAACACCGGTATTTATGAAGAAACTGTAGTTGAAAAAAATTACAGAGGAGATATACTTCGTAACGCTCGTCGTTGGGAGCAATCCGAGAATCTTAATGATAATTTAACTATTAATAATACGTTTAGTATTATTGCCGATTCTTTTGCCCTCCAGAATTATCAAGCAATGAAATATATGACATGGTCGGGGTCTTCATGGAAAATAACAAATATTGAAATCCAAAGACCCCGCATTATCATAACAGTTGGAGGTGTTTATAATGGGAACGAGAATTGAACTTCAAAAAGTATTAGAAACACTTCTTGGTTCAAGAAATGTATATTTTCAACCCCCAACAACTGTGCAAATGTCATATCCTTGCATTGTTTATCGGCGAACTAAGATCAGAAGTAAATTCGCGAATAATTCTAATTATCTTAATCATAAAGAATATACTGTTACGGTAATTGATAAAGATCCAGATAGTCTTATTCCCGATAAATTAGTTGTTTTGCCTATGTGTTTACATGATAGACAATATACAGCTAATAATTTAAATCACGATGTATTTACATTATTTTTCTAAGGAGAAAAAAATATGACGCAATTAATTACTTGGGATACCACTGGTGAACGGTATTTTGAAACTGGTGTCGATCACTGTGTTTTATATCCTATGAACGAAAGCGGTATTTATCCAAAAGGATATGCCTGGAATGGTATTACTGCCATCACAGAAAAACCTTCTGGAGCTGAAGCGAATCCGAAA